GGGCCGGTGTAATCAAAGAAGAGATACTGGCCGGCGGCTTTGACTTGATTGTGGTGGATGAAGCCAACGCCTATAAAAACCCTCAAACAAATCGCTGGAAAGTATTGCGCGACATTGTTGCGAAGGCTCCTTGGCTGTGGATGCTGACCGGCACCCCCGCTGCTCAATCTCCTGTGGATGCTTTTGGGTTAGCCAAGTTGGTTAATCCTGAGAACACGCCAGCGTATTTTGGCAGATTCCGTGACGATGTTATGTATAAAGTAACTCAGTATAGGTGGGCTCCTAAACCCACGGCCCAGCAAACTGTCCACAAAGTATTGCAACCTGCTATTCGCTTCGAGAGGGCTCAGTGCCTGGACCTTCCTTCTGTTACCTACATTGAACGAGAGGCTCCCCTTACCCCACAACAAAACAAGTATTATAAAAAACTTAAACAAGACATGGTGTTGGAAGCCGCAGGGGAGGAAGTCAGTGCGGTGAATGCAGCCACTCAATTGAATAAGCTTTTGCAACTGTCTGGGGGCGCTGTTTATACCGATGAGGGTACGGTTTTAGAGTTTGATGTGAAGAACCGCCTACAAGTTATTTTGGAAGTGATAGAAGAGGCATCTAATAAAGTGTTGGTGTTTGTTCCTTTCACCCACACTATTGAATTGTTGTCCGAATTTTTAACTAAGCAAGGTGTGGCGTGTGAAGTTATAAATGGGAGTGTTACGGTCAACAGACGCACGGAGATTGTCTCCGACTTTCAGACTAAGCCCGACCCCACCGTTCTGGTAATACAGCCCCAAGCAGCTTCTCACGGCCTTACATTAACGGCGGCTGACACTGTGCTCTGGTATGCACCGGTCACGAGCGTCGAAACGTATCTCCAAGCCAATGCGAGGATCAATCGCCCTGGACAGAAGCATCCCATGACTGTTGTCCATGTGGAGGGGAGCCCAGTGGAATCTAGGCTGTACAAAATGCTTCAAGGAAACATACTTAATCACCACAAAATAATTGATTTATATCGGCAAGAAATTGGGGCGTAGGCTTGACTTTGTCAAACAGGGTGCTATTCTTAAAAACCTTTTATTTTTTAAACGGAAATAATATTTATGCCCCCCACTCCCGATGAATTAGTACGTGTCTATATCAAAATTAGGGACACTATCCGCGCCAAAGAAGCCGCACACAAAGAACAAATTGCGACTATGAAAGAAGACTTTGAAAGAGTGGGCGCGGAACTATTAGAGCATTGTAAAGACAACAACGTCACTTCAGTTACTACAGAATTTGGCACCTTTTTTAGGACTGTCCGCGTGAAGTATTGGACCAGTGATTGGGCCGCAATGTATCGCTTTATCCAAGAACAAGATGCTGCACATGTATTAGAAAAGCGCATAAACACCAAAGCGATGAAAGAATTTTTAGAAGACAACCCAGAAAGCTTGCCTGTTGGACTTCATTCTGAGAAGGCTTATGCCATCCAAGTACGAAAACCCACCAGCAAGTAAGGAGAACACAATGAGTACCGAAGTATCTATATTTAAACAACAAACCGATCTAGCGATGGGCAAACGTAGTAGTCGCCTTGCAGACGAACTTTCCAAAGCTTCTTCTGGTGCTAGTGTATGGCAGGGGAAACGCATACAAACCAACACCAACGGAAGTTTCAAACGCTTAGTTAATGGAGAGCAAATAGGTGATGCCGTGGCGGGGGAGATCAATGTAATTATTATATGGACCCTTCCCACTGTTTCGCGCCAGTTTTACGCAGAAGAATACGATCCAGATAAGGAGCCTACGTTACCTAATTGCTGGTCTAACTTAGGGGATAAACCAGAAGAGGAAGCGAGTGACCCCCAGCATTCCAACTGTGCGGACTGCCCTCAAAATATACAGGGGTCCGGTGAAGGTAATCGTAGAGCCTGTCGTTTCAACCGGCGCATTTCGCTCCTTGTAGAGGGCGATCCATCGGGAGATCTCTACCAGTTTAATATTCCCGCTAAGTCTTTGTTTGGTAAAGGTGTGGGCAATGTCCATCCGTTTGAAAGTTACCTTTCTTTTTTACGGGCAAATGGAGAAGCCCCTGATCAAGTTGTAACTAACATCTCATATAACTCCAACGCCGATTCAATGGAATTGCTTTTTACTCCGGTACGCAATATATCCGAAGCAGAATGGAAGCAAGTAGAACTTGCTCAACAACACCCTGATGCTACACGTTACACTCGGCTTACAGTAGCACAGGCCGATAACGTATCTAAATTACCTTCTCCCCAGGAAGCCCAAGAAGAGGGACCGGAGGAAGAGGTAGCAGAAGTACAAACTGCTAGTACAGCAGAGGAACCGATTGCTGAACCTGTCAAGAGGGTAACAAAGAAAGAGGAACCCCCCTTGAAAGACGATATTGCAGATGTTCTATCAGCGTGGGCTGATGAATAGACAATGAGTTATGGGTACAGCGCACGGCTGATTGATACTAATAAGAAAGCAAACCAACAGTTACTCGGAGTCAAGCTCGGGAAAGTCTGCATTAGCAGCAACACTTCCGTAGCCGACGTTGCAGAGGAACTGGGAGTTAGCCGACAGACTATCTATAACTGGTTCTGTGGAGTGAGTAACCCTCACCCGTTAGTTGTAGACAGCGTTCAAGCTTTTATAGAGTCATTCAAGCCTAAAAAGTGAAGTAAATTTTCAATGAATCCGAGGTAGCTTGGGGGACTCCCTCCCCCAGAAAAAAGTAAATGGCTGAGTTTGACCTTTTAAATACTGTTCAACCCCATAGTGGATGGTTTTGTATTTTAGGCATTAAGAAGGTAAATGGAAAAGACAATGTTAGGCAAAAGTTATTAGCAACTCGTGAACAGGTTGATACTCTTGCAGCCCAGTATGTAGCAGAAAAACGGAATGTATTCTTTGCCGTGGCTAAATATGCCACGGACGCTAACCGTACCAAGGCGAATGTACAAACAGTTAAGTCTTTTTGGTTGGACCTCGATTGTGGCCCTGACAAAGCTGTACCTAATCCAAACACCGGAATTCCTGATGGTTACATAAACCAAACTGAAGCGGCAAAAGCTCTGCGTAGTTTTGGGTCATTGGTTGGCTTGCCGCCCCCGATTGTTGTTAATTCTGGGCGCGGCCTACACGTATATTGGGCTTTAACCACCGAAGTTAGTAGGGAGGAATGGGAACCGGTTGCAGAAAGACTTAGGGAGTTGTGTGTAACGCATAAATTTTATGTAGACAATGCTGTTTTTGAAGTCGCACGGATCTTGCGTATTCCTGGTACTTATAATTTTAAAGGGGATGCCCCACTGAAAGTCGAAGTGCTAGGGGATCCTTCTAAAAGTGAGCCTGTAAATTTTTACCACTTTTCCAAACTATTAGGTGTTAAAGAGAGTGCTCCCAAACGCAAATCAAAACTGGGCGAGTACTTAGCGACTGCCCACGATTGCAATAGCGCGTTTAATTTTTCTAAGATAATGCGTAGAAGCGCCAAAGGTGAAGGGTGTAACCAACTACTCGATTGTTACATACAGCAAGCCACCTTAGTGGAGCCGCGCTGGTTCGATGCACTGTCTGTAGCTAACAAGTGTGACGACCGTACACAAGCAATTATAAAAATGTCGGAGGGTCACCCTGAGTATTCGTTTGCCGCCGCCGATGCTAAAGCCCGTAATGCTGAAGGTCCACATGGGTGCGAGGTGTTTGAACGTAACAACCCAGGAGGATGCGACGGTTGCCCCCATAAAGGGACGATTACCGGCCCATTGAGACTCGGCAAAATAATTTTAACTGCGTCTACTGAACCACCCGTTAGTACACCAACTACTTCCGCACCCAAGGAAAAACCTAATGGTGCTACGCAGTATCCGTATCCGTTTTTTAAAGGAAAACATTCCGGTATCTATCACGCAGATGATGGGGGTGATTCAGACGCTGAACCAACACTGATATACAAAAATGATTTATATGTTGTGAAACGGATGGAAGATCCTGGTATTGGTGAGGTCATAGTATTTAGACTGCATTTGCCCAAGGATGGGGTAAAAGAATTTAAAATCCCTACTGACCACATTTCCGAAAAATCAGAGTTACGTAAAGCTTTAGCTTCTTACGGTGTTCTATGCTCGGGGAGTAAGAAATTTGATTTGCTACACCTGTATATAATCCTTTCAATTTTACAAATACAAGACAATATGAGGGCAGAAAAAATGAGAACACAGTTTGGGTGGGCAGATAACAACAGCAAGTTTATTATAGGAGACAAAGAAATATCTGTGGACGGAAGTTACCACAGTCCCCCTTCTGCGCTCACTGATGATCTCGCCCAACACATGGTACCTGCGGGTACTCTTGAAAAATGGAAAGAAGTTTTTAGCTTGTACGGTAAACCTGGATTGGAACCTCATGCTTTTGCTGCGCTTACTGCTTTTGGTTCTCCTCTTTTCAAATTTGTTGGTCAAAATGGGGCGATTCTAAATCTTATTCATCCGAGTTCGGGCACAGGAAAATCTACCATCCTCTATATGGTCAACAGTGTGATGGGGCACCCAAAAGAATTGAGTGCAAATTTTTCTGACACCCTCAACGCAAAACTAATGCAACTAGGTATTATGAATAACCTTTGCTTTACGGTGGATGAAATGACTAACACTCCACCCAAAGACTTTTCTATCCTTGCCTATAGTATGTCCCAAGGTCGGGGCAAACATCGGGTAAAAGCTTCTTCTAACGAACTAAGACAAAACCATACTCACTGGGCCAACATGTCTCTGTGTAGTTCCAATGCTTCTTTTTATGAAAAACTTGCGGCGCTTAAAAGCTATGCAGATGGCGAAATGATGCGGCTGCTCGAATACAAAATTGATTACACACCTCCCGATGTTATACCAACTGATTTAGCCAAGGATATGTTTGATCACCAACTTGTTAATAATTATGGCCACGCCGGACCGTTATATGCACAATATTTATTAAGTAACTTGGAAGAGGTTGTGGACGGCCTTTTGGCTATCCAGCGTAAGATTGATGTGGAACTCAAACTTACTCAACGGGAAAGATTTTGGTCCGCTATTTTAGCTTGCAACATCGCGGGCGGTCTTATAGCCAAACGCTTACAACTGATTGATTGGGATATGAACAAGCTCTACGCTTGGGCCACTAAGATGGTGCATGAACTCCGCAACGACACCGCACCTCCTACCTTTAATGCCGTACAGATCATAGGGGATTTTATTAATCGTCACATCAACAACACTGTTGTCGTGGAGGACGCTGCCGATAAGCGCACTCAAATGCCTTTACGCCCCACTTGGGAACCTCGCGGAGAATTAGTGAATCGCTATGAACCTGACACCAACAAATTGTTTATTACTGCTAAACCGTTTAAGAATGACTGCGTAGACTTACAATTAAACTATAAAGATACTTTGGCAAAGCTGAAACAACAGGGGATTTTTTTAGGTACTACCGTTAAGCGCATGTCTAAAGGTATGAAAGTTGTTGGCCCAGGAGTTCACTCATTAATATTCGATTGTTCCCATCCTGATTTTTCAGTTGACATGACCCAGTTTACTAAGCAAGACGAAGAATCTAACACTAAGACTTCTGATGGTAGTAGAGCAGATTAATTACGAAGTAAACTGGAAGACGTTTAAGCGGGGGTATTCTGTGTTTGTCCCCTGCTTAGATCCCTCCAAGGCAAAGAAAGAAATACTCACCACCACCAAGCGGCTGAAATTTAAAATTGTTACCAAGGTAGTTATTGAAGACAGTATTCGGGGGATACGCTTTTGGCGCGTCTAGTTTACTCGACTTCTTCTAACAAGATCGGAGGCCCAAGGAGCTAACGCATCTTGAGGAACTACCAGCCCTTGATCTGCTTCGGCCCGCGTGGTTGCTCTACCTGTTAGAGACTGGCTAATGGCATCTCCATCTATCGGGTACATCCCATTACGGAAGTTGTATTCATCCACCGCGTCCAGTGCTTCATCGATAGCTTGCTGAGTAGCCGGCGTGGGATTTTCCATATCTTTAGCAAAAGCCAAATTGATTTGGTTAAGCACCTTAGTCCGTTCTCGTTGTACTTCAACCATTACACGTTTGGCTAAGAAATTAGCTTTGGAGATCTCTGCTTCGGTAGTGGACTGCAAGTTAAGAGTTTGTCCGAGAATCTTGCCCATTGTATAAAACTCAGCATCTAGTATTTGAGCGCGTTGTCCGGCGGTTATGCTACCTTCCTGGCGTAGTCGCCATGCTTTCAACGGACCACGGAAGAACGCGGGGGCAAACTTTTCCAAACCCCTGTCAAAGTTCCCTTCATTAACATCCTGTACACCATCTATAATCTGTGTCCCCAGAGCACCAAGCGGACCCCCGAAGGTATCATATAAAAAGTATTGGAAGGCAGATTTCATATCATCTGAAGGCACACGATCTTGGAACCATAAATGATCCATAGTTACAGAGGACCCGAAATTCCAATCTGTCAATGCGGAAATGGGTCCCATCTCTACATTACGCGCTAAGAGTTGCGCTTGTTCTTCAGTTAACCCCAATACACTGGCAACATCACTGTTCGGCCCAAACATAGTAGGTATCCACCACTCTCTAAACCACAGGTCTAAATTACGCAGACCTAATGGGTTGCCTTCCCACTCGTCATACCATATGTCTGCATCTTCATCATCCATATCTGGCCGTAGTGCCTCACGCACCCCTTCTGCCATACCCATTATGGAGGTGTAAGCAGGAACACCTACTAAGCCCGCAAACAAGGTAGTCATGCCTATGGTGCCAAACAATTTTGTAGCCGCTGCTTGCCTTTCAGCTTTAGGTATATACGGCCAAAAGGTACCAAAAAAGTTACGAACTAAAAACGAAGTCATTTGCAGAGGGTAGGTTAAGAACTGAGTAGCTATCTTCCCCACTGGATGTTTCATTATGGGAGGCTTCTCATATAACGTGTAGTTAAATAAGATTTCGTAAGTGTTGTCTATTGCTGTTTGGGTAGCTTTGCTCAGACGCGCTGCGTCATTCAAATTGGGAGCGGTCCGTTGTAGCCTTTCTAACTCAAGCTCCAAACTAGACATGAATACAATTTCACGGGACAACCGCTCACTGTGATGGAAGAGAAACCCCATCATATCTACAATCCCACGCCACCCTTTTTTGCGCCAACTGTCGAACTGATCGGTATCTGATTTTCGACGGGCACTCAAGTCAGCACTGTACGTTACATTCAATATGCCTAAATCCATTGCTGTTTGAAAACCAGCTTGCAGCCAATCTTTAAGCGGGTGATTCTCGATGTACTCCGAATTGACTACCGAAACAGTACCATCCATCACACCTTCTTTCCCAAACCGGCCCAACACTTTTAGGTACCCTCCAAGCACCCGCATCACATTCCTCTTCCCGTATCCTTTGGCAACCAAGGCCGGTATTCCCACTATAGGGACTTGGGTAAACTGGATAAGCGCAGACTTGGGGGCCGTTAACATCCACACAAAAGCTACTTGGTTACCTATGCTGGCCAGTGCACCCCAATCCATCCCTTCAGGGGTAGCCGGATTTAGTTCTGTACGTGCTCGATTTATTATTTCGTCCACCAGGATTCTGTATTTTTGTTGGCCTTGACTGGGTGCCATCCCTGTCATACTTGCTTCAGCTTCCTCTATGGAACGATCTAGTTTGGGAGTAAATTCAAAACGCGCCAACTGAGTTGCTGAAGTAGCTTGAGAATTTACAAAATTTCGTAGTGCATCTTCCGCATAGCCGAGTACATTGTCTCGTTTTCTGTGTATAAATCTACGGCGCAGTGCGTCGGGTTGTAAAGTGTGCAGCCACATCTGGTAAAGTTCATCTTTAAGCAGATCAAAATCAGGCGCTTTAAAATTATTCTCATCCATGCCTCCCTCAAGTGCGTTCTCAGTCTTCTCTTGGAGGCTATCAATAGTCGCAAAGAGATCTTTAAGCTCTTGCGTACTTCCAGCTATGGCCTTGTTAAACCCCTCTCTAAGTTTATCCCCTTGTTCTATAACTCCGTCGTTAAACAATTGGGTTTTAGCCGCTTCATGTTGGGCTCTGTCTTGAGTACGATCTATTCCGCTAATATCTGTTACAATTTCATTTAGCAAGTTATTCCTATCTGCGGCGCTTTCACGCATGTAGAACTCTAGCGGCCCGTCAGATCTCTTTACCGTAATCCAATAGTTACCGTAGCGCATCAATGGAAAGTACACTTTAAGGTTGTGGTGTACCTCGTAGCGGAGGTTTATAAAAGCTATAAGTTTTTCTTGGGTGGCCCGGTTTGCAGAGGATGCTTTTATGCGTTCAATTAACAGCCTATGGTACTTATCGTAGGTTTCTCGGTAGGCATCCTTAGCCATTTTATAAATTTCGTGTCCTTTCTTGTTATCAACTTTGCCTACATCATCCCATTTTTTATACAACCCTCGTATGTCATCTATCCGTTGTTGGATTTCGGCTTCTATGTCTCGTTGAGTGAGGGGGTGTATCTCAGGGTCTAATAGTTTTTCATACTTGCCTACTTTTTTGTCTGCCCCTTTTTTGTTATTGCCATGCAACACTTCATCGTTTGCTATCGCTTCTTCAGCGGTTGCCCACGCGCTCAGATCCACTTGCAAGATTGTGGACTCATGCATGACTTCGGAAAGCCACTTTGCTTCTTGTGCAAAATCTTTAGCAAATTTTACCCAAGGTTGTATTCTTTCGTGGAGAGTAGCCAGTGCTTGATTCCGCGCCTTAGTAAAATTTTGTATATCCCTGTTAATACTATGTACCCCAGGAATTACATCGTCTATCCACCGAGTAATGTCGGTAGTAGTAAGTACTTTAGAAAGAGCTTTTACAACATTTTCATTCATCCACTCAAAACCACCGCGCAAAACGTCAATGTTGGCAACCGCATCTCTGGTTTCTTTCATTAACTTGCCCATATTAGACAGGGTACCTGCTGCCCCGCCATTAGCATTGCGTATGGCCTGAATTAATTTTTTAATGCGGTTTTCTTTTTTAGAAGCAATTTTCTTTGCAGCTAACACTTGGCCGGTGTTGGCTTCTGTTTCCGGTACCAGTAAGGCATCACTAAGTTTTATGAACTCCATGAATTCTTTTTTCTGTGACGCAGGTATATTGAATAACTGCCGCAAAAACTCTACAAAGTCCCCAAACAGAGTGCTCTTGCCATCTGCACTGGGGTAACCGTTAAGGAACTGTTGCATTGCGGGATTGGTTCGCCCATAAGCTATAAACTCATGCAAGGAAGTAAAGGCTCCTGCATCATACAAATTCTTTTCTTGTTGCGTTAAGGTGCCAGCCCGCTCTTTGGCTTTATAACTTTTGTACGCTTCCAACTGGAGGTTTTTAAGTCCATCTAGCGCAGCTACTTCTTTGTTGGTAAGTCTGTTGCTAGGGTTCTTGTTTAGATAGATTGTTATTTTTTCAACAGTGCCTTTGTGAGTCGCCTCGTGAAGTACTACTTCTTCGGTAATGCCTTGTTTACTATCCAAGTAGATCGTGTCCGTTACGGGGTCATAAACACCGTGAGTATCTCCTTCTTTAAACCAACCCCTTATACGCATATTATCTATTTGTGCATCTGGATCAGTTACAATAACAATCCTGGTATTGCCCATAAAAGGAGCCAACCGGTTTGCTAAATTCCTAAATAGTTTACTTACCGTATTTTTCTTAATGTAATCGATGGCTTGCCTAGCATTATTCATTTTGAGGAATACGGAGTTAGGCTCGGTAGTAGGATCCCCTACACCCACACTTTGCTTCGGACTACTCTGGTCTATACTTGCTTCTTCTTCTACTACTTGGTCTATACTTGCTTCTTCTACTCCTTGCGGCGTATATTCAGGTAGCAGGTTACCGGCACCATCAAATACAGTTTTAACAGAGGTGGAGCGCCAATCTTTAGCTAAAGGGGCTTTTCCCGGTACCGCTATTTCTACAATGTTGGAAGGAGGAATATCTGTGTTACTTATGATTGCACTTGGGTATTTCAGTTGCATCTCAGTGTTCATGTCTTTTTGGACATTCCCAACTTCACTTTCAAAAGAAACAATTTTTAAGTTTTCTATAGGCAGGTTTAAGTCGTAGCTCATTTTGGATGCCCATCTATCTGCCTCTACTTTGTCTGAAAAAGCATAAACTTGTGGAGGGGTTTCTCCTCCAAGAGTAGTGTATGTCCCCTCTTCTTCAGTTCTTGCACGTAACCCTGTTTGCTCTATTGCGGGGACGTTGTCCACAGTCGTAACATGGTAAAAGGTTTCCCTTGGTGTTTCCGCTCGCGCTCCAATCTCTGCCACTTCAGAGACAACCTCGTCTACAGAAGTAACGGCGGGAGCAGCCTCTTCCTGCCCCAGTTCCATATTTCTAATCCGCTCTACTTCTGCTTCATCTGATAAGTCAGGAAAATCACTTTGTTGTTCTTCTTGGGCGACAGGAGCCCTTGGCACTACATCTAGACCAGGATATTCACCCCTAATTTTATCCACGGCTTGAACTAGTGTGTCTTCGTCATAAACAACTTCCCCATTTTCATTTATTACCGCTTGTACTTCTATTACACCCGCCGGGGCCCCCAAGCTTTCGTCTAATACTTTTATCCCATCTTCACGCCAAATTCCTGAATCCCTAGCTACCTCTTCAGTACCTATGTCCACTTCTGCTTCAAGAGCGGCAACATCAAATGAAGTATCACCGGGCTCTACTACGTCTTCTGATGGAGTTTCTGTCTGATCAAAATCAGCGGCCATTGCAGCCTCTAGATT